TATAATGACCGTGGCACAACAACACAAACATACACATCAGGTGTAAACCAAGGTTTAAGAATTGCACCGGAGTCAATATTAAATGTTAACTCTGGTTTAATGGATGCAAAGAACACCTTTGTTATCTCTTATCTACACAAAGCAATTAAGCCACTCAATCAGTTAAGAATGATTGAAGATGCGGTTGTTATTTACCGTTTATCAAGAGCACCAGAACGCCGTATATTTTATATTGATGTAGGTAACTTACCAAAAGGTAAAGCTGAACAATATATGCGCTCTATTATGACTCAGTATCGTAACAAGTTGGTTTATGATGCTAACACTGGTGAGATTCGTGATGAGCGTAAACATCTTTCAATGCTAGAAGATTTTTGGTTGCCTCGTCGTGAAGGTGGTAAAGGCACTGAGATTACTACATTACCAGCTGGACAAAACTTAGGCCAGATGGAAGATGTTTTATATTTCCACAAGAAACTATTGAATGCATTAAATGTGCCAATCTCTCGTCTTGATCCTCAAGGTGGTGGCATTATGGGCATTGGTAGAGTTACAGAAGTCACTCGGGATGAAGTTAAGTTTAGTAAATTTATTGCTAGACTCCGTAATAAATTTTCTCGCCTTTTTGATGATGCTCTTCGTATCCAATTATCATTAAAGGGTATTTGTACTGTTGAAGAATGGGAAGAATTTAAAGAATCCATTTCTTATGACTTTAAGAAAGACAATAACTTTACCGAAATGCGTGATGCAGAAATTATGCGTGAGCGTATTTCAACAGCTACTCAAATTGATCCGTATGTAGGCCGTTATTATTCGTCGGCATGGGTTAAAAAGAATATTCTTCACATGACTGAAGAAGAAATTGAAGAAATGCAAAAAGAGATTGAAGAAGAAGGTGAACTTGCTGGTCCTGTTTCAGGACAACCAGGTCAAGAACAAGGTGGTGCTGCACCAGTAACAATAGATAATACTGTTGAAAATAATGGAACAGAATCACTAACACCGCAGCTTGATGATGCGGTAAATAAATATGCTTTCAATAAGACTAAATAAGGTATAATGGAGAAAACTATGATAACATCAACTTTTATTGATCAATTAGCTGCAGGACAGGCAGCTGATGCCAAAGAAACATTATCAAACTTGTTATCTGCTCGTGCATTTGAAGCGCTTGATACTCGTAAACAAGAATTGGCATCAACACTATTTGGTGGCCAAGTTGCCTCTACACAAGAACAAGAAGAACAAACAGAAGCAGAATGAAATCGTTACTAGACTTTAAAACCATTCTAACGGAAGAAGAAAAATCAGACTACACCAAGTTTGATGCTCTTGTTCGTGCTGGTCTTGCCAATAAGGCACAGATTCAACGCCTGCATAGAATATTGGATAGAATGGGTGAAGAACGCCCACAGTTCAATAATGCAGATAAAATGATTATTCAGAACTTGTTTACTAAGATGGTAGATTTAATTACCAATAATAAACAGATTTATACTCAAGCACGCCGAGCAGTTAGAGAAGAATTAGAAGAAAGTATTGTTGATACCTCCGATTACAAACTAGGTTCTGCCGGACAAAAAGTTAGAGCGCATAGAATTAAAGTTGGTGATACACCACCACAAGTTGATGTTAAAGCACCAGAAGTTGGTGATGATGCAGAACAAGATCAAGATAGAACAAAAAAAGTTTATAAAGAAAACATTGATTCGCAAGCCTTACCATTTGTTTTAGTCCTTCGCCGTAAAGCTATTCGTATGTATCCAGAAGGCACAAGAGTTGCTTTGTATTATAACGAAAGATTAAACCGTTATTTTTCCGTACCATATAGTTCAGAATCATTAGTTAGAGCACCAATTCAAGCTGAAGAATTAACAACAAAAATAGAGCATAATGATGGCACTATTAGTGAAGTTAATGCTGAAACTATAACTATGTTGATGGATGTATATGAAGAATTAAGTGAACAGAATAAAATTAAGTTTATTGCTATGGTTGAAAGTTCATCAAAAGAATTAGATAAAGCTATTGAATTTGCCTCAAAGATAGAAAAATGAATCTTGTTGAATTAATTGTTGCGAACAGGTTAACTGAAGCTAAACAGTTAATTTTTAATCGTCTTGATGAACATTTTGAAGAAAAATTAGAAGAAGAAAAACAGTTTATTGGTAGTAATATATACATAGAGTCTGATGAACCAATTGAAGAAGCTTCTCCCAATGTAATAAAAATTGGTAGAATTAAAAAGATTCGTAGAAGAATTCGTAGAAATAAAAAAGGCCGTATAATTGTTCAAAAGAATGTACGAAAGTCGGCTATAAAAGGATTTAGAATTTCAGGTAATAGAGTTGTTCGTATACCTGCAATTCAAAGAATACAGAAGTCTAGAAAATTAAAAAGGTATTGGAAGACAAAAGGTAAATCTAAATTGCGTAGAACATTACTCAAAAGAAAAATGTCTTTAAGACGCCGAGCATCCATGGGGATAAAGTAAAATGGCTTTTAATTCAGAAGTTATAAACTCAGTAAAAGGTTCATCAATCATTCGTGTTGCTGATCCTGGCACTGCTACTATTACACTTAATAATTTGCGAGCTAAACCAAACACAGAAACGGTTACAGCTGCAAGTATTAGAAAAGTTACATGGTCAACTAACGGAAATATTTCTGTTGTCCGTAATGGTAACACCATTTTAGCTTTACATAATTCTGGTGAAATGGATTTTCAAAGTTATGGTTATTCTGCGGCAAACAATGACACAGCAAACATCGTTATCACAATAACAACTGGTGGTTCTATTGTTATGGAAGTTTCAAAAACAGCAACCTATAATGTAGATCCTTACACAGGCGAAACACTATGAAACTAATTACGGAAACCATTGAGCAAGTTCAATATATTACTGAAGCCTCCGAGTCAGGCAAAAAAAATCTGTATGTTACAGGTCCATTTCTTGTTTATGACAAGCCAAATAAAAATAATAGAATGTATGGCAAAGATACTTTAAGTAAAGAAGTTAATCGCTATACTGAAGAATATATTAAAACAAATCGTGCTCTAGGTGAGTTAGGACATCCTGATACACCATCTATCAATCTTGAAAGAGTGTCACATAAAATTATGTCACTTGAAGATAATGGTGAGTGCTTTGTTGGTAAAGCTTTGATTCTTGAAACTCCTTATGGAAACATAGTCAAAAACTTTATTGATTCTGGTGTAAATGTTGGTGTATCATCAAGAGGTATGGGTTCTCTTGTACAGACCAAAGAGGGTTATAATTTAGTTCAAGATGATTTTCGTTTAGCAACAGCAGCTGATATTGTTGCCGATCCTTCGGCACCAGGTGCTTTTGTTAATGGAATTATGGAGAATAAAGAGTGGCTTTTTGTTGAAGGTCGTTTTGTGGAAGTTGATTTTGACAATGCAAAAAAACAAATACAAAAAGCATCTCGCAAAGACATAGAACGGGTTGCACTTAACCTGTTTGAAAATTACCTACGAAAACTTTAATTTTATAAATAGAAAATCATAAGGAGATTCCTAATGGCATCAAATAAACTTTTTGAGGCAGCCGCAGAAATTCTTGCAGGAAGCAAGAGTAAAGCCGGTGCCGATCCAATGCAAAAATTAGCTGGCGAAGTTCAAGATTTAGGTGGACCAACACCACAAAATTCTAAGCCAGACGATGATAGCAACAAAATACACGCAACACAAGGCGCTAAGTCTGCCGCTGCGCCAACAACAAAGCCTTCAGCTGCTTCCGCTAAAATGGAAGAAACTGAGTCTGAGGAAGAAATCATTGCTGAAAAAATGCATAATGATGAGTCTGAAGAAAAAGCGATGATGAAGAAAATGAAAATGAAAGAACAGATGAAAGAGGATGTTGACGCTCTCTTTGCTGACGATTCTACCATTTCAGAAGAATTTAAAGGCAAAGTTGCCACAATTTTTGAAGCTCGTGTTCTAGATCGTGTTTCTCAAATTGAAGAAGAAACTGAATCTCGTTACGCAGGTATGCTTGAAGAAGCTGTTGAATCAATCAAACAAGACCTAACAGAAAAAGTTGATG